GGTTCCTGAATTTCTCCAGTTTCTCTATCTACAAGAGCATACCATCCATTCTTTGGTTTTACAATATATTCTCCTTCAAGTGCAACATCGAACAACCCAGACCATTTATTAATACCACCTTCCCAAGAAATAGTAATGGGAATTTTACTCTTTTCTTTTACATAACGAGATTTTTCAATATTGATAATGAAATGATAACCTGCTATTTCAGAACCATCTTTATCTTGTTGTCTTCCAAGAATCCAAATATTATCTGCTGAATAATAACTGCCTGTACCACCACCAACGATATCTTTTGGAAACATTCCAATCTCTTTATAAGTATGATTAACAACTACCATTGGAATATCTTTTAATGTCAAATGTGGTGTTACCATACGAAATAAAGATTTCAATTGTTTTGCTCTTGTCATATCAGCAACAGATTTACCATCAAGAGCATCTTCAACTTCCTTCTTTGAAGCAAGATTGCCAATAGAATCTACAAGAATAAAAACTTTATCACCTCGTTCAATATCCTTCAACTGTTTCATAATATCGTGTTTTAGTTCTTCAACATCTGTAATTGGTGTATGGATTACTGAATCCAAATCAATACCAAATGTTTCAAAGTATGATTGTGGTGTTCCAAATTCTGAATCATAAAACAAAACAACTCCATCCTCATACTTTTTTAGAAATGCAGATGCTAATAACAAAGAAAATCCAGTCTTGAAATGTTTCGAAGGACCAGCTAACATTGTTAGACCAGGAGTTAATCCCCCATCAATAGAACCACCAAGTGCCACATTAATCATAGGGACAGAAGTTTGAATCATATCTCTTTTAGAATAAATTTTGCTTTCTGTAAGCGTAGATGTATAATCAATAGTTGAATTTTTTATCAGTTTATCTTTTAAACTCATCCCTATTCACTCCCTAAAAAAGTTTCAATTTTATTAATGAACTGTTTAACTTTTTCTGCCCTATCAGGCCAATAAATATATTCCTTTTCTGGATTTTTAGTTAAGTTATTCAGAAAAGGCATAATCATATTTTTAAAAGCTTCTAATTTGGCACTTTCAGTTATAACAGCAGTTTCCAACAATTTTTCATTTTCTTTGATTTCTTCTTCGCTCATAAGACTGAAGCCGAAATCATAATCATTGTTACTCATGAGAATAATCCTTCCAATGTTAGTTTTTTTTCTGAATCCCAACCTATAACATTAGTAATGCTTTTAATTGGTTCTAAGAATGATTTATCAAATTGTTTATCATAATCTATGTACTTGTCAATGTCAAGCTCTTTTGGTAATAAGTCTAAATTTGAAATTACAGTATCTTTAAGAATATTTGGTAATTTCAAATAGCAAAATTTAATTTTATCACCATTAGATATAGGCGGAATATTTCTTAATCCTTTGTCTTTAATTATTTTATTGAATATTAAAGCACCTTTTACGTGAATAGGTGTTGCTTTTTTATATATCTCTTTTGCATCATAATAAACATCAAGACCATTTACCCCTCTAGGAAAAGCAATATCTTCAAAAGGTAATGTTCTATATTCATTTCTAATATCTTCAATATATTTCTGTAGAGATTTTTCATTCTCATTCATAATAATTCTCAAAGCATTTTTAATGTATTCTCTACATACTTGTGGTGTGGAAGAACGAACTGCTTCAATACCTTGAATCTTTAGTTTAGGTTCATCATACTGAACTCCTTCCACATTCCAAGCATTGAGGATGTACATCTTCTTTGCTTTCCAAATACCTTTGTTAGCAATAGTTTCTCTTTTCATAAACATCTTCTGCTGATATGCTTTCATATAATCAGCAAGTTTTTGATAAGAACTATCTAGAAGTTTTTGAATTTTTGTTTCACAAAATTTATCTAAAGCTTTTACAATTTTTGTCTCATCAGAAATACCAGTTCTCTTTACAAGTTCATCCATTTCAACATAGATAGAATCTGTATCAGATGCAATAACATAATCAACATTTTCTGTTCCAAGCATCTTATTCATAAATTGATTGACTGCTTTATCAATCCAACGAATTGATAACTGACCAGACTTTGTAATAGATTCTGCTAGATTGAAATCAAACCATCTGAAGTAAATATTACCAAGGGCACCATAAGCTGAGTTTAGCTGAATCTTCTTTGCCATTTGCATATTATGATATCTAGCAATAAGCATTTCATCTTCTCTGCTTTTTGATTCTTCATACCTTTTCTTTGCTTCAATCATTTTGTTTTTATATTCAACTCGGTCATTATACATTTTTTCCATAAGAGCAGGAAGAAACCCTTGGAAGTCATTTTTAAACACACAACCATTACCGGAATAGATATAGTTATTCCTTTCATATTGTATAGGCTTCTTTTCTAACAATTCTTCCGTTGTATGAAAAGGAATTCTTTTAACAAATGTTTCTGGTGAAATATTATACTGCATAATGAGATGTGGATAGAGCGAATTTAAATCAAAGGAAACAACCCACTTGCTCATACCAACTTTTGGGTCTTTAACATAACCACCAGCAAGAGTAAATTCTGTCTCTTTAACAGATAGCTTTGGTATAACAATACGCTTATCCATCAAATAGTTATGAATAATAACATCCCAAGGACGAACAGTTGTCATAGTATCTGAATAGTTTACTTTAGCATCATAAGCCAATGCCATAACCTGTTCAATAAACTTTAACTTCTCTTCAAGTCTATCAACCAAGACAACATCGTGAATGTTATATTCAATGAACTTTTGAAAGTTATTCTTATAAAGTTCAAGCAGTGAACCATATTCAGAATAATCAATTTTCTTTTCACCAAGCTCTAATGAAGCAATATAATCAAGCTTATAACTTTCACGATTACCAAAAGAAAACTTACGATACAACTGAAAATAATCAAGCACAGAAATACCTTGTAATGTATAGGTCTGATTTTCTTTACCTTGATACATTACATTTTTTTCATACAGAAGTTTCCAAGGTGATAGTTGTTTTGCTGTATCTTCACCACAAATGTTACGAATACGATTGACTAGATATGGAATATCAAAGAATTCAACATTCCAGCCTGTTACAATATCTGGTTTAATATTGGGATGGTTCCAAATTGTAACAAATGTATCTAATAGTTCTTTTTCATCAGCACACTGATAATATCGTGTATTTTTATCATCAGTTACAAAAGAACCACAACCAAACACCATATTCATACCCTTCTTACGAATGGTAATCGCTGTGATTTCTTTGTCAGCTAAACGAATATTTGGGAATCCTTGGTCTGAAATACATTCAATATCCAAAGATACAACAGAAATGTGTGAAGGGTTGTATTCAATATCTCCACGATAATTATCATAGATATATGTGTATGTTGGATTTTCTAAGCCATAGATTCTAAAATTATCTACGTCTTTATATTTTTCTATAAATTCTTTTTGTTCTTTAATACCACCAAAATCAATTCTTGAAACTGATGTTCCATCAATAGATTTATAATCCCCATTTTTGTTTTCAACAAAAAGATATGGTTTGTAATTCTCAATCAATTCAAATCTACGTCCATACTCATAACCACGAGTATAGATTTTGTTTCCTCTAACAAAAACATCAGTATAAAATTTCATTATATTACCTCAGTGAAATTTATTTTCCATCTGTTCCAAAGATGTTGTGAATATATATTTCATATCGTTAGTGCATAAAAAAATAGGCGTCAAGCTTTCTTCTCTAAAGATATCAGCTTCGTAAAGCAATATCTTAAATCTGTTAAGCTCGTCGCCCATATCTCTTGCACATTGTTCTATTATATGTTCGGGCACTACTTTTATATTGTTTAATTTTAACATATTATGCCCCTTGTGTCAAGTTGTTATTCTAATAGAAGCTGAGGATTTCCTGTGGTTGTTTCTTCTGTTTTAACACAAGAACATTTTTTAACTTGCGGTGAATTTACGGTTTTGCATCTGGGACATTCCCAACCTTCATTTTTCATATCGGAACCTTAAATTTTATTCAACTTAATATTACTATTAAAACCTAAAAATCCATTATCAGAAATTTTAGATTTTACTGTGTCCCACTTGGAAGAATTTACATATTCAACAATTAAAACAGTTTTTTCTTTATTTCTTAATGCTTTCAAATTTTCTAATACTGAATTAATATATTTTTCAGAACGAGGTTTTGTAGATAACATTTCGTAATAAACAGATTGTCTTACTACACCATCTATATTATTAATGAAATTTTTATTATTAACTAATTCTTCTGTATCCTGAACAAATATTTTAAAATTATTTACTTTTGATTTAGCATATTTACTAATGATACTTACAAAGTTAGCAACCTCAGTTTGATTTTTATTATCATCAAGACCAGCTATCAATACACCATCAAATCCATTTTCTATAACTTTATCAATTATTTTATATGAAATAGCTAACCATTCTTGATTGGTTAATTCATTAACATCATAAACACCTTTCCAAATTCTATTTTTATCACCCATCCAAGGTGGTAACTTCTTATTCCAAGAAGATTTCCAATATGCTCTATATTTTTCTGCTTGGCCTAATGAAACATAAGCAAAGACTGTTTTATTTGTTGATTTAATATTTTTTACAACATTTTCTGATAAATGCTTTTTATCTTTTTCTGTTTCAAGAATAACTAAATCATATTTTGAATTTTTGATTCTATCAAAATTCATATCGGTCAGATTATAAGCCCAAGACTTATATTGAGGTTCAGCTTTTTGTCTGAAAATTGGTTTAGAAGGGATATCTACTGTTATTCTTTCTTTAAGTTTTCCAGTTTCTTGCTCAACAATTCTTTTAACAATTTTTTCTGGTTTCATTAAGTTCATAATTAAATACGAAATTCCAGCAACAACATACAAAGAAAGTATAGCTACTAAAATTAATGTAAATGATGATTTATTCATTTTTTACCTCTTATTTTATACTTTTTTATAGAAGAATTTATATTATCTAGGTTTTCTTTTATAAATTCTTTAACAGATTTATTTTTATATTCAGGAACATATATATCAATTGTTATGTAATCACAATCATACCAAGTATTTATAAAAACTCTAGACTCTTTTGAAATAGCACAAGCATTAATTCCAATATGATTATCATATTTTTCAAAAGAATAATGAATAACCTCATCATTTAATTTTTCAATTAGTTTTTCAAATAAAATTTCTATATAACTGTAATTATTAGAATAGTTGGCTTCAAAAAAATCAATTTTAATATAACTGAGTGACAAATGTTGTTTTTTTGATTCTTTTTCAAGTTCTGGCTTATTTAAATATGAATTAGATAATTCCATCCCTAGTTTAAAAGCTGGTTCATTGTATGCCATCTATTCTTAAATGATTAACCTCTCTCTCTTTTAAAATGTAAAAAAGGTCCTGCCACAAGGTAGCAGGACCCATATTTCTATTTATATTTAAATTTTATTTATCACAAATAATAATGCTTATGTTTAATCATATATTCTGCTCTTTTAATTTGAGCATTTTGTATAGCGATAAACATACGTGTAAAAATATTATCTTTAATCCAAGAATATTTTTCACTTTTTACAGTATGAATTTCTTTTGTATAAGGCTCTCTATAAGACAAGCATAAAAGTTCTGCTTCTGAAGCAGTATAAGGCATATGAGACATTTGTTAGTCCTCTATTTCTACTTTACGGG